CTATACAGCTAAAATATCGCTATTTATAATATTAGTAGAAGCGTTTAATGATCTATAAATTGATTCCGCAATAGCTAATGCCAGTAATGGTGGTACAGCATTACCAATCTGACGGAATCTATTTTTCAATTCTCCAGCGAATAAATAATCATCCGGGAAACTTTGAATTCGTGCTGCCTCACGTACTGTAAAGGTCCGCGCCTGTGAGCCATCGGGATGGATGAATCGATTGCCATCTCGTTCAAGGTGAGCAAAGATAGTAGTGCTGGGGCGATTCCATTGTTGCTTACGATATTTATCTTTGAAACTTTCCATATCGTATCTTATAAGTTTTCTCAATACCCTCAATTCCTTTGGTCCTTCTACAATATCTTTAGCAGTTGCTCCTTCAGGCATTTTTTTAAATAATTCAATATCTGAAGCTTGTTGATCCCGAGCACGATGGTATCTTAATACCGGGTTATGCAAATTACATACAAAGTCCAGAAATTTTTTCCCTTTTTTATCCAACGAATTGTAGTGTTGTAAAAAATGTATTTTATCGAATGGGATTTCATCGGCCCCGTTATTTCGGGTTTCATTTTCTTTTTTACGTTTTTCCCATTCAGAAGTGGTAATATTTGATTTAGTAAAATGTGCTTGTAATTTAGGAAGGTCACCAATAGCATCCCGGAGTGTAACCCAGGGTAAACGGTCGTCAAGACCATCTGGATAGATGCTAGGATCATAGTGTGTGGGTATTGGTGGCAGCAGGGGAATATCAATTCGATTTCCTACAAGAAAAATCCTGTTTCTAATTTGAGGTACACCAAAATCAGCAGCATTTAAACGTAAATACTTTTCTTTATTTTCTTCAATATTAAAACGATAGCCAAGATTCTCGAGTTCGTTTATAATACGGGATAAATATGTTTGACCAAATTCGTCTTTCTTACTACGAATGCCATCAACATTTTCCAATACAACAAACAGCGGTTTTAGTTGTTGAACAAGAGCAATATATTCCATAAACAACAAATCTCTTTTATCATTCTGGAATTTTTTATCTTCTACCCAGCGTCCACTCCGTGTACCAATAGTAGAAAACGATTGACAGGGTGGTCCCCCGATTATAATGTCAACTCCAATTCTACTAATACTCTGTATTACTTTATTATGTATTTCTGAAGAGGTAAGATCACCCTCAAAAATACGATTATTTACATCATCTACCGCAAGATTGGGGTGATTAATACGTAAAGTTTCACAGGCATCATGATTTATTTCCACAGCGCCAATTAATTCATAAATTTGACTACCGATCTGGTCATTAAATTTTTCAAAACCCAAAGACAAACCTCCTGCCCCGGCAAAGAGGTCAAGGATTTTGAGAGGAGGATGAAGTATGATTTTATTAGTTTTTATGTTCATCACAACTCCTATCGTTGTTAAGTTAATTTATGTAAGGAAAAAAATATTACATGAAAGGCATACATGGTTAATAATATTCGATAATTCACAGTAAAAACCTGCTTGAATTTTAAGTTTTCAAGAAAAGATTGATTTATAGCATAAATATTCATTGAGTAGAACGGGCATTTCTACCCGTTCTTCCCCTTCCTTACATCCGCCCAGGCTCTACCGCCAAACCAAAATCCGAAAATCACCAGAAAAATGGCCCAAACCTGCGCCGGAATCTTATTAATATTTTCCCAATCAATCTTCCCGCCGAAAATGATAATATAATTCAGTAAAATCGCCGCTTCATAGGTAATCACCGGCCTGACGCTGGCCCGAAAGTTCAGCATCCATTTTGACAATCCCGCCGGGTTTTCGTAAACGTTCACCGAATCCCGGAAGGCCGCCTCTTGTTGCTGCAAAGCCTTCATCGTCTCCAGTACGAAGTCATTCAAAAGCTTGGTCTTTTCAATCTCGAATTTTTGCCGCTCGGTTTCCGATTGCAGAAACCGGCCGGCTAAAGCGTCTACCAGTTTACCCACCGTATTCTTGGCAATTTCACCGGCAATGCTTGCAGGGTCCCATCCCATCACCAGATCACCCCCGGTTTCCAAGCTCCCGGATTCGGGTTCGGAGTCTGGGTATAAGGCTGGTAAAGCATCGGGCATAAATCCACATGAACAAATTTGTAATCATAAATGATATACCCCGTCCGCGCCTCCGGGAATCCCAACTCCCGGCTCACTCTCCGGACAAACGCTGCGAATTCCTTCGCCCCAAATCCCTTGGGCAATCCCAAATCCATCGCCGCACCCGTCTCATGGGGCGAATGCCCCGGTCTGGCAACCTTGCCGCTGGGTTTCCCGCCATTCGCCCGCAAATCCGCTTCATAAAGCGCCCGTTGATACTCCGGCGACCGGTAGCCGGAATTGACCATAATCGGGGTATCCACGCCCCGCATCAGGGAAATCCCGGCCCGCACCGTTTCAAATAACATGACTAATGGCTGATAAATTACCACCGCCCCGGTATCATGCTGCGCGAACCCCAGCGTATGCGCCCGGTTCTCAAACTGCGGCAGATGCTCCGAGATATAATATTTGCCCTTCTCAAATAAAAACGGGACTTCGCATTTCGTCCCGTCCCGCCGAATCAACGTATAAGTACTCATGATAACCTCCCGTTCATTTTTTCAACAACAACACAATCAGATTCACAATCACCCCGCCCAAAGTAACCATCAACGTATTCTGAAACACATCCAGCTTCTTAATGAGTCCATCCTGCGTCTTTTCCATGTTATCCATCCTTTCTTTTAAAACTCCAATATCAACTTCCAACTCACCCATCAGCATCACCCCCTTTAAAATCAATTTTTTATTAGATAGCTCACCATAAAACCCCCGTCTAAAATCCCATAAGGAAGCAGCCAAACTGTATGCCAATTCACTGATTTCAAGCTGAAAGGTCAAATCCGGGCCGATCCGGAGACCGCGCTATAATGCAAGCCAAAAGTGGGGCAGCGCGGCCACCCGCCGAAAACCAAACCAAATGAAAGCAAAATTACCGGGCCGATTTACGGCTCAAATTCTTTCAGCCGTAAACGAAAACCAAAAACCTTTCCGCTTGTCAAGTCAGCCTATCAAAATTCAAAAATCAAAACCCATTTCCGGCCAATCCTCCGACCCCGAGCAGGCAGACCAAGCTCCATCTCCGTAAAAATCACTGGGCTGAAAATTAGGGCTGCTTGGACAGCCTGCCGCAATTCAAAACCCTGATTGTCAATTACTTCCGCCGACCATTCGAGCAAGCCGAAAGTAAGCCAAACTGTAAGCCCGGCTTCCTCGCCTGGCGAAAACCCGAGGGCCGATCCTCCGATCCCTATTGTCCGGGTCGTTCTGCCCGCGGCCGCGCCCTCAAAGCCAGCCTGGGCATCGTATAAATCGGCATTATGTCAAGAACGAAGCCAATCCTTCGCAGCCGTGTCATTGACATAATAGATTTATACGACGCCCGAAAGCAGTGTCAAGGGAGAGGCTGGCCTTGGGGCACTGGCCGCTAAGTCGCCTTCGGGGTCTAAAAGATTTCTGGGATGGTTCAGGGGGTCTATTTGTCTGGGTGGTAATCTCCGGCGCGGCGCCACGCAGACTTCTGTAAGCGAATATATCAGGTCTGCTCCCACCGCCGCGCCTGGGCCAACCCCCCGCCCGATGCCATTTCTGATTGTCCTGTCACCCACCGCCCCTCAAGGGGCTCCAAAATCAAGTGAACGCTGAGAGAGTATCCTTAACAAAAACCTTCAGCGGGTTGCTATTGGTCCGCCCCCAAACATAAGTTCCGTCAAAAGTCATACTGCAAATTCCGCTCACTCCCGCCGCCAGGGTAAGGGTGTTATGTACCTTCGCCGGAGTAGTATTGAACTTCAACAGTTTCAACGGGCTGGTATCACAGGCCGCCCAAACATACAAACCATCGAAGGTCAAGGCCCGGCAATTGTTCTCCCCGGTGGCGAAGGTCAAAGTGGTTCCTGTCTGGGTCATGGTGGCCGGATTTATGGCGCAAATCTTCGAAGGAGAGCTATATAACGCCGCCATTAAAACCGGGGCTTGTCCGGGTAACGCGACAAAAAGCAAATCCTCACAACGGTTGTCGCCGGAGGCCAGGGTCAGGGTAGATCCCTGCTTGGTCCCGTTCATGTTCCACTTGGTAAACTTGGCCGGACTGTTGATATGCCCGAAATAAATATAGTTGCCGTCAAAGGCCATCCCTCCGACTCCGTATTCGTCAGCCGCGAATGCCGTACTGTAAGTAGGGGCGGTCATGGTATCCTTCGGTATCCGGCAAAAACTCTGCTGGCTAAGATTCCGGCCTGCCACGAAGATATAATCAGGTGTCAAACACATAGTGGCCTCATCCAGCATTTCAATCATTCCTCCGGAATCCGTCGGCATATTGCCGGTATGGGCGATATGATTGAAGTTCAAATCGTATTTGTAGACGTAGATCAGGGACCCGCTCGTATGCAGTATATAAAAGTTCAATCCATCACAGGCAATATCAAGAAAATTGCCGCTGGTGGGTGTTTCGGGCGTAATCGTATCTTCCAGCGTAAAGGTCCGGGTATTAAATTTAAGAATGTCCCGGTAGTTTCTTATGGTATAAATATAATTGTTATAATAACAAATCCCCAGGTTCGGGGAGGTACTGGCGGTCCCTCCGTCAATGGTGATATTCTTCAGCCTCGATTGCAGAAACGGCCAGACACCCAGCATATTATTCATCAAGCCCGATTTACCGTTCACCAGTTCCACCATTGATTCCATCTGTGCCTGAACCGTACTGCCACTAATCCCATTTACCGGCGTGGCCCCAATCCGATCCGCTCCGGCGGCCCCATCCTCTGAGGAACCAAGTTCTGTCTCCGTAAAATACCGGGTATCGTGATTATGGTTTAAGGCGGCATACACCCCGGAGTAATCATGGCCGTGGGTATTTATCAAATTAAGCAATTCATTTATGTCCGCCGCTTCCGCGAAATCTCCGATGGTCCGGTAAGTTACATAGAGATTAATGTTTTGATAATTGCTATCCGTGACCCGCCAGGAGATATAGACCGGCTTCCCGGCCTCGGAGGTGAGCCGGGCGTTTTGGTTCTCCAGAACGTAATGGGTGTTTTGGGTCAGCAGGGTCCCGCCTCCGCCGGGAGCCGTCCGGACGGTAAATTCCGTCCCGCCGAAGAAGGTATCGTGTTTCAGAGTGCGAATCCCGGAGCCGAATTGATCGTTTAGCTCGTCGGTAATCGCAACACCGTCAAGGTTTTTCGAGATTTTGGCGTCCATCAGCTTTCACCTCCCAAGTCCAGGGTTAATTTTCCATCCGGGGTGGCTTTCACATTCCAGAGCGAACCTTGCAACCACTCCTCAAAATTGTCATCTGTACGTAGTATAACTGCGGGGGTGGGGATCACTTTTCCGGTCTCATAGGTGGTCCGGTCGAGGAGTTCCAATCTATCGACACATAAGGTTTTACACTGGATACTATGTTCAGCGGATTCCCATTCTCCCGACCAAAAAACCCCCAAAGTGACCCACTCGATCTCCCCATTTTCCAATTCCAACCCAAGGTAAGGTTCGACACGTTTTCCCGGCTGTAAAAACCCATATAGTTCGCTGGTTTCGTTGTCCGTATCGAACATCCGGCTGGAGTTATTCAAAATAATTTCCAGTTGATTGGAGCCAATATTCCCCGCAGATAGATGACCGTCGAAAAATTCTTTCCGTTCCAATAGCCGTAAGGAAAAAAGGTCTTTTTCGGTAAAGGTCCGGCGCAGGGAATTTGTAAAATAAATTGTCACCCTGCCATGAATCTTCCGCCCGGTTTTAAAAATGTTTTGTTTGAATTCCTCGGATACGTTCATCATGTCATTTCTCCCGTAATACCAGAGTGATTTTTTCCCAAAGCACCGGGGAGGCCGAAGTCAGCTCGCAAGGGAACGAAAGTCCGATGACAGTCCGGGTCTGATCAAGGTATTTGAAGGATAAATCGGTTTTCCGGTTCAGTTCATTCCGGATGGTCTGCGCCTGGGCGTCGGTCAGCATCTCGTAATAGAGCAAATAATGGTCTTTAATAGCGATACTATCTACATTCAAAGTACCGTCCGCCGCCCGTTCCTCGCTTCCAATCTCCTTGGGTTCAATCCGAAACCGGGTTGGGGAGGGGAGGAGTGTTTCCTGGCCGGGCAAACCGAGTTTAAAGGCGCCGAGTTGGGTATTTTCTGTATAAAACTTCGCCCGAATCCGTAAAGCATAAGCCGGTATCTTCATTTCACATCCATCCCCCTATAGCTATTCCTGCCAATATCGACCCCTTTATAAAGCAACCCGGCATCCAATAACAAATCCCTGGCCCGGGGCGCTAAGACTGTAAACCTGGAATTAAAGCTGAAATCTTTAATTTTCATCGGTCCCAGCGGCCCGGTGATATCGCTGGCCTCATCAATCTGGAGCCAGTATTCAACCTGGGCGCAGGTGGCATTCTTTACATCCTCCACCCGATCCGTGTCATCCGTCCGGTGATAGGTCTTGCGCCGGATTAATTCACTGCCCCGGAGAATCAACCGGTCAATATCTTGGGGCAGGGTAATTAAATTCCCAACCCAGGTTTGAACCTCGTTCGCCGTTACAAATGGAATATCCATCATGAATCACATCCCTTGTAGGGGCGTATCGCGATACGCCCTTAATTCTGCGATATCGCCCGGCAGGCCAATTCCGGGGTCAGGGTCTTAAAGCCACAAATCGTATCAATGGAACAAATGTCCTTCTTCTTCGTGATGTCATACCCAAAGACCACCCGGAGGCCGAACCCTTCAAAATCCACAACCGCTTTCTGGCCGGGGCCAACCCCTTGGGGTAACGCCAGAGGCCGGTTCACAAAAGCAAAGGCGTTTTTATGGAAGGCCAAATTATTCACATGGCTATCAACCAGGGTAACAACTTTCGCCGCGATTCCACCCGCCGGAGCCGCCGGATAAAAGTTGATCGTCCCGGCTCCGGACCCGTCCAGGGTGGCGTCGGCGGTAATCACGAAGGTTTTATCGGTGATGGAGGCTACGGTGAAGAGGTCGCCTTTCTTGAAAGTGCCGCCCGCGCCACCGGAAGCAATCGTGCCGGTTGTGGCCCCGGCGGTCGCCGTCAATTCGGCGGTCCCTGCCGCCGTTCCTTTGGTATGTTTCGGGGTATTCTGGTCCATAAAGAAATCAAAGCCCAACTTCCGGCCCAGCGACGCTTCCCGTAAGGCTGTGCCGTTATCGCCCACCTTATCGGCGGCAATAAAAAGTTCCAGTTGCAACAATTTGCTTTCCGCCATGGTCCCGATGGTAAAACGCCGGTTGGTGAGGGGTACGGCCTGATCATTCAGCCGTTTCCGGGCGTCGGTAATCTCACTCACGCCGTCCAGTTCGGCGTTGGCCGCGCCGGAGTAGTAGGGGATATCCTTATACAGATTTAAAATAAGAGTATCAATCTTCTGGGCGAAAGCCTGCATTGCCGGGATGATTAATTGTTTAGAAAAATCATCGATGGAAAGGGTCAATTGTTCAGTGGTGATTTCGAAGGATACATCCAGAATTGTATCCAAAGTTACATTGGTACTGCTTTCGGATACGTCTTGAATGGTAATTCCGGCGGTCCGGTCAAATTCGTTGGCGGTAAAAGTCGCCGGTTTCCGGATGGTGACGGTAGTCCCCCGGCCTTCGACGAATTCCCGTTTGTAATCCCGGTGAACCAGGTTCGCCATCACGCAGTTATTCCGCAAGACCATCAAGGCCTCACGGGCCACAATGGAAGGAGTAATGAAAGTATTCGGCATGGTTACAACCTCCTAAAAATAAAAGGCCGGAACCGTTTTTAAGTCCGTCCTTTCGTTATTTCTGCCCTTGCCGGGCTTTGATGTAGTCGGCCATGGAGAGGTTCCCCAGGTCTTTGCCACCGCCTCCGCCGCTGAAGTCTTCCCCGCCGGTGGGTTCGCTTTCGGCTTTTCCCAGGAATTCCGGGAACTCCTTTAAGACATTTTCCACGGCAGCTTTGGCGGAATTCTCATCAACGATACCATTGGTAATTGTGATACCTGAGATATCAATCAGCTTCAAAAAAGCTTTCATCCGTTCCGGTTTAATATTGGCTTGAGTGGCTTGCATCATTAACGCGGCTTGTTTCAAAACAGCTTCGGCTTCGTTTTTAATCCGCTGATTTTCCGCCTGCAAGTTTCGGTTTTGTTCCCTGGCCTTCTCCAAATCGGTTTTACCGGCATCCTCGATTTCTTTTTGCCTTTTGACCAGATTCTTCAGGTCATCAATTTTCTCGAAACCCAGTTCTTTAATGAATTCGTTAACTTGCGCCCGTCCCTCCCGTTTCAGCCGTTCCATGAAGCTGCCTTCGGAAGGAAACGTAATAAAAGGCTGGTTCTTGGCTTTCTCCCCGGCGTTGGGTTCCTGGTCATTTCCGCCGTCAATTCCCCCGGTTCCGCCGCCGGTATCTTTATCGAATACGGGCAGGCCATACCGTCTCTGTAATAAGTTCAACATGATTTTCAACCTCCGCATTTCGCGTATTCCGTGATTTAAACTCCGGTTGGAGCTTCCGGATCACGTTTCCGGTAAGGCTCATTTACTGTTATTTCACCTCCATTCGTCCGGTTTAGATCACCGGCTTTACGCCTCAACACATCCGCATTATCGCGTATTTCCATGATTTAAGTTTTAAAAAGCTTTCAGCCGTATCACGTTTCCGGCAAAAGCCAAAGTATTAGTTATTTTATTTCGATCCGTCCCTGCAAAGCGCCGTTAAACATAAGTTCATGAGTTTTGATAGTATAATTTTTGAGGCCCGATTGCCGGAGTCCGGCCAGGGCAATGGCATCATCCACGGTTAAAGCCGGATTTCCCCGGTATTTCAATTCCAGTTTGTTCGCCGCTTCCGGGAATTTGTCCAGCAAGATTCCGGCAATCTTCCGGGCCATCTCCCTGGTTTGAATCAGATGATAAGACGGCAGGGTATATCCAATCACCGCGCCGGTATGGGTGGGTGATTGATGTTCGTAAGTCCTTTCCCCATACAAATATTCGCCGTATAGAATCCCGTCCGTGTTCATCAGGCTGGTTTCCGGGCCGCTGAATACTTCTGTTAATCTGCCTTTGACTTTCAATGGATAGCCGTTAATCACCAGGATAAATTGGGCGTTCACGGTACTGGAGACAATAATCTTCCCGCCCCAGGCGTAGTAAGTTTGGCTGATAATCTCGACTCCGGCGGGCGCTCCTTCCAGGGTCGCCGTACAGTTCACCACCGGGTTTTGAGTGTAAAAGGTAGTGAAGTAGGCGGTTAGCTCTTTAATTTCCCCGGCCTTGATGGATGTAACGGCATTGTTCCGGTACACCTCTTCAGATTGGGCGGTCGGAACCAGGGGGTTGGCGTAAACCGTAACCTCGTTCGCCGGGCGGATTTTTTGATTCATCGGTTTCTTCTCCCGGTAATCGGCGGTGGTCAAGGTTGCTACCGGATTGGTATTCGCCGGATAACCCGGACCTTCCAACCGAATGATATTCTGCCGGTTGCAATAACAATTGCCGAGGACGAACTTTATAACCTGTTTCAATCCGGCGGCGTGGCTCCCCCGGCGCAGCCAGGCGTAGGGGATATAAAACTCTAAGAGTTCCGGGTCAATCCAGTATTCTTCCGGCGACAGACCTGCATCATAGAGGACTTCATAGGCCAGCCGGTAGGCGGTGGCGATTTGAGAAACTGTAATTGTCAGCCGGTCAACTTCTGGCTTAACATTCCGGTCGGTGGTTTCTAATTGAAGCCGGATATATAGCAGTTTAATTCCAGCGGCGGTTGTATCGAAAACGATATAGTAATTTTCATCCGGCCAAAGTCGGGTCCAGGTAGCTTGATTATCCGGGCTGAATTCAATAATTACTCTGGTCCCATCGGGGATATTCGCTACCATTTCCGCATTTATGAAAGCCCCCATTCCGATTTCAAAGTCAATGGGAATGGAAATTATCCGGCTACCCCGGAGCGGGTCCCGGTAATATAATTCTTCCAGGTACAACATTTCTCCATATAACATGTCCATCCGTCCTTACTGCGTCGATGATACCGGCGGCTTGATGATTTTTTGTTCCTCCATGATCCGTTTGACTTCTTCCTCGATCTGTTCTTCCGTCCAGTCCCGGTTGACCATTTTTACCTTGGTCCGAATACTGACGGCCTGGGCGGCGTTGAGCATATTCAAGGTCGTGGCAATTTGACTTAGATCGGAGGATACACAATCATTAATCTCCACCGATGGCCGTTTCGCCTCGGTTTTGGTGTGGATACTCAACATCATTTGCAGTAAATCTTCCAGAGCCGTTTTCCAGTAACGCGCCTTTTTAGCCGATGTAATAATCGATTTCTTTTCCTTGATTTGCAGCGCGTACCCGGAGTCATTCACGCTGGAGCCAACCCCAAGCCCGAAAGATTGGGGGCTATACCCGGCATTGGAGACAATCCGGCAGATTAAATCCAAAGTAGTCTTTTGATGGGCTTCGTGCCGGATGTCGAATTGAATGTTTTTGATGGAGTTGGTCCCGTTGACATCATTCGGGTCGAAGTCCAGTTGTTCGTATACCTCTTGGTCAAGATCAAACCGTGGTTTTCCGGTCTCAATGTCCCGCAGGTAGTCGCGGGGGGTAATAATCCGCCCCACGCCAATCCGGATATCCCGTATCCAGGAGGTATAGGCTTCATCCAGGGCATCCATCAAGCCTTCTGCGCCGCCGAAGTCCGATTGGCCGATTGCCGAACCGCGAAAGATTTTATTGGGGAGCATGTTCGGAATGTATCGAACCAGAATATCTTCCTTAAACCCGGTATTCCGCACCGGCTCGGATTCGGCGGTTTCCGGGAGCGTTTTTAAATCCGTTTCCTCTCCCAAGGTCGTAGTGGTCCCGGCGTAAAGTTTGGTATATATCGCGCCCCGTTCGTGCCGTTCCAGCAGCCGGTAAACCTTGTCGCCGTCATCCCGGATGACTTTCCAGAAAGTCACCGCCACCAGGATTCCAAATTTGAACTCCGGCAAGGCGTTATCCGGTTGGGCGATATTTAAAACGGGGTAGGGAAATAGTTTCTTATCCCAGTTGATTTTGAGAAAGATTCCACCCAATGCCGAGGCCACTTCCGCCGCTTCCAAGATGGTGTTATAGAACCCGTTGACATCAAGTAATTGGCGGAGCTTTTTCGCTTGGTCATCCTCCGCCGCAAGTCCCGGAATCGTAATTGCCGGAGTTTCCGAGAACAAAAAATTAGAACTGGTGGTCGCCAGTTCTCCAGCTAGCGGAACGTGAATCATGACTTTCCGCTCGTCTTTAATCTCCTTCGCCCAAAACCGGCCTTGTTCGGTGGGTGTATAAACCTTGCCGGATAATGCTTCACTAATTTGCAGCGGGTCGCCGGAGTACCAGGCCGACCATTCCCGGTATCGTTCATAAATTGCTCCCCATTCCTCGGGGGGCCAGGTTTGCTGGGGGTTATAACTTGGAATCATTGAATTCACTTCCTTACGGGGTGGTTTTAATTTTGGTTAGCCAAAAGGCTTTATTCCCATAGACTTGATACCGGATATTGTCCATGCAGTGGTCATTCATCTTCAAAGGCTGGTCTTTCCCAAGAATTTGCGCCTTCGGGTCCCAGGAGTAGGTGGCGAATTCTTCGATGGTGTTAACACAACTCCGGTGAACCCGGACCAGATCGTTTCCGATCAGGCTATTGAGCAGTCCGATTCCTTCCAGCACGTCATTTCTGGCCTTGACGATGTTTTTCACCCCGTCATGCCAGAGCTGGGTGATGAACCCGGCGGCGGAAGGATCGATATATACTTTCCGGGCGTCGATTTTTAGGTTATGATACCATTCCCGGTATTCCCGGCTATACTGGGAAGGGCTTTTCTGGGTCGCCAGTTGGTTGTCGTCCGTTTGCCTCCCGGAGTGATAATATTCATCCGCGATATAGAGCCGGTTATCGGGTCCAACACCGGTATGAATAAAGGTGGTTGCGTTGGATGTGCCGTAATCAATCCCAATCCAATGGGTGAGTAATTCCGGGATTTCATCGACGATCATCCGGTCGGTGAATTGGCTGTAAATTACTCC